CGGAACAACCCTCAACAAATAAAATGTCCCGCTTCCTCTCCCATGCACTCAAGGGCCGTGAGCCGATGCTCATCGACCCGGCCAAGGCTCAAGACTTCTCGGTCATGGCCGAAAAGTTCGGCTTCACTGATATGCTCGCCCAATTCTTTGGCGTGGCCCCCGTGCCTTATGTCCAGAATGGTGTCGGCGTTATCCCGATTGCCGGCGTGATCGGCAAGAACCTGAGCCCTATCGAAAAGATGATGGGCGCCGTCGACGTCAACGACCTGTCTATGGCCGTCGACCTGTTCGCCGCGGACCCTGCGGTCGAAAAGATTGCCTTTAACATTTCCTCCCCTGGCGGTACTGTCACCGGCGTCGAAGAGCTGGCCAAAAAGATTCGCGACCTCGAGAAGCCGACCATGGCTTACACTGATAGCGAGATGGCTTCGGCCGCATACTGGCTAGGAAGTCAGGCCGATAAAGTGACCGTGTCTAGCTCAAGTTCCGTAGGCAGCGTCGGCGCCTATATGACCGTGCCAGACATGTCCAAACTCTACGAAGACTCCGGCGTGCGCATGGTCGTCATCAAGTCGACCGGCTCTCCCCTCAAGGGCGCCGGCATCGAAGGCACGTCCCTCTCTGACGAGCAAGTCGCCGACCTCCAGGCTGGCGTCGATTCCATTCACGAAGACTTCAAGGCCGCCATCCGATCCAAGCGGGCGATGGTCGCCGACTCCGCCCTCCGCGGGCAGGTCTTCTCGGGTAAGCAAGCCGCCGCCCAGGGCTTGGTCACCGGCCTAGCCGATTCCTTCTCCAAAGCATTAGCCTCATTCTAACATGCCCCGCATCTTTACCGACATCGACGACACTATCCTGAAAGACGGCCAGCCCGTCGAGCGCGTCATCGATTACATCGACGCCCACGGCGAAGAGGTCGTTGTCCTGACGAACCGCCCCGAGGCCGACCGCGATAAGACTGTCGCCGACCTCGAGGCCATCGGCTTTGAGTACGACGCCCTGATCATGAATGACTCCGGCGCCGAAGCCCCTGCCTTCAAATCTGGCGTCGTCAAGGCCGAGCTCGATGCCGGCCGTCCCGTCGACCTGTTCATCGACAACCGCCCCGACACTCGCGCCGCCGTTGCCGCCCTGGGCGTCGAAGTCATGGACCCTGCCGATGTTCCTGAAGTGGTCGAAGAAGACGCCGCGGAAGAAATCCCAGTCGAAGCCCCTATCGTTCCCGAAGCGAAGGTTGCCAATCTTGGCAGGTTCAAGATGACTATCGAAGAACAACTCGTCACGGCCGCGTCCGCCCTCTCGGGCCTTACCGCCGAACGCGACGACCTCCGTGCCACTGTCGAGAAACTCACCGTCGGCGCCACCGCCGAGCTCGAAGGCCTCAAGGTCGAAGCCGCTACCCGCGAGACTTCCATCGCTACGCTGACCGAAGCCCTCAAGGTTTCCGAAGCCGCCCTTGCTGAATCCCTGGCTAAAGTCTCTGAGCTCGAAGCCGTCAAGGCCAGCGCCTCGAAGGAAGCCGCCAAGATCGTGGCCTCCTTTGGCACCGAGCCCGTCGAGCTGCCGAAAGGCGACTCGCCCAAGAAGATGAGCGCCGATGACATCAAGGTTGCCTATATGGCCATCCCTGCCGGTCAGGCCCGCATCGCTTTCTTCAACGCCCACAAGGCCGCTCTCATTTCGTAATTTCCCCAACCCTCCCTACCTAACACATACCTATGGCTACTGTCCTCCCCACCGCTCCGGCTATCCTGTCTGACTACATCGTCCAGACTGTCGCCGGCAAGCTGCCCATCCTCAACAACGTCTCGACCAACCTGTCCGCCTCTGTCGGCCGCGCTGGCAAGACTGTCTTCGTCCCGATCATGGGCTCCGGCACCGCTTCGGAATTCAACAAGGCCTCCAACACCCTCGCGGATGTTGACGGCGCCACGATGACCAACTCCTCGGTCACCCTCAAACACTTCAAGTACGTCGACGAATTCTCCCCCCTGGACATCCAGGAGTTCGGCATGAATTACCTCATCAACGCTTACGCGAAGACGGCCGCTCAGGCCATCGTCGACAAGTGCTGGGACGAAATCGGCAGCGTCTTCACCGCCGCTAACTATGCCACTCAAGATATCGTTACCGTCGCCAACTTCGGCTATGACGACGTTGTCCAGGCTCAGTTCCTGCTCGACTCCGCCAAGGCTGGTCAGCCCCGCTCCTTCCTCGTCGGCAACGGCTACCTGAAGGCCCTTCGCAATTCCGCTTCGCTCGTCAGCTCCCTCAACCCGTCCGCCAACACCGTTGTCACCACCGGCAACGTCGGTCAGGTCGCCGGCATGGACATCTACCAGTGGAACCAGATCCCTGCCAACGGCGAGAATCTCGCAGGTGTGGCCATGGGACCCGATTCGTTGCTGGTGGCCACTGGGGTGCCTCTGTCCGAAATCGCTGGCTTCAATTCCAGCGTCGCTACCTCCGAGTCCGGCCTGTCGATTCAGGTGCTCGTCGGTCAGGCTGAAACGGGCAACATCCGCTGCATCGCGCAAATCTTGGTGGGCGCCGCAAAGGGACGCTCGACCTCCCTCGTCCGCTACGTCACGGCCTAATCGGTCTGACGATAAAACGAAGGGCTCCGCAAGGGGCCCTTTTTTTGTGCCTGTTTGCCAATGGTCGCAGGTTTAGAATGAGCCTCTTTGCTGAATTCCTGCCAGACGCTAAGGAGATGGTGGCCGACTTCCCAGTGGCCGGCTCGGCTAACTCTGGGGCGATTACATTCTCCTGCCTTATCTCCGACCCTGCCGTCCAGACCGTCCTCGAAGCAGGTGGGTATTGTGAGCGGACCCAGTATAGTGTCAGGCTACCCGCCGCAACGGCCTCCTGGAGCCTTCCAGACGGCTCTACGGGGGCATCGGCGGCCATCATCGTGGGAGGAGCCGTCATCCCATCCCTTGCCCAGGGGAAGAAGATTGTGGCCGGGGGGAAGACCGTCCGCATCACGACCCAGACCTACAAGCCTAATTCGGCGTGGGTGACCCTGCTAGTTATCGACGATAACCAGTAATGGCCTCGAAGGTCTCCATCGAGCCAAAGTCCCTGCAACAGTTCGTCGAGGCCTGTCGCCAGTTTGCGGCCGGCATGAAGATCACCATGCGCGACGCCGTCCTCGAGCAGGGCATGTTAGCCTGTCAGGACGCCGCCAAGTTTACCCCTCCTATGACCAAGGGGGGAGGCAACGGCCTGAGCTCCGCGGCGCGCAACGCCGGCCTCCAAGCCGTATCTGGGGACATCTCTAAAATCTTCGTGGCCGCGAACGATGCGACCAACAGGTCAGCCGTCGGCCTGATCGTAAACCAGATTGCCTTTGCAGTTAAGTCAAACGACGTGGGCGCCTTCACGCGGCTGACGACTGGGGGCAAAGCCCTTAGCCAGATTAGCAGTAAAAACATTTTATCCAAGATTGTGCAGGATACCGACAAGGCTCGAGCGTTTGCCAAGGCCAAGAATTTCCTGAACCGGGCAACCCCTGTGAAGAACGAGTACGGCACGCAGGGCTTCGTCACGAACCTGCGGTCTATCCATGACCAGGTCAAAGGTCGCTTTGGCGGTCGAATCAGGAAAGGCCAGAAGGCCGTATCTGCCAAGCTGCTCGTCGAAGACAAGGGCGAGCTGAACGACTACATCCTCAAGCGGCAGCAGATGGTCGGGGCCGTCAAGTCAGGATGGGCCAAGGCTATGGCCAGCCTTCCTCGGCCAAAGGATAACAACGGCCAGCAGGGCGAACCCGGTGCCGAGCTACGAAAGGCCACATGGGTGACCTTGCATTCTAGCGTTCCTGGCTACAATCAAAGCGCCTTCACCGACAAGATCGCGGAAGTCTCTATCACCAACCCTATCGGCAACATCAACGGCATCGCCACCGAAGCCGACACGCTCGGTCTCGTCTACGGCAACCGCGTAAAGCAAATGCCCTCCATGGTCCGCTACCGAATGCGTAAGCCCGTCAACAAATTTAACCGCAAATAACCAATGTCTACCCGCTCCATCCGTCACGTCGTTGAGGCTACCCTAGCGACCTACCTCTCTGCCCAGGCTGGCCTAGCCGGCGTGGCCATGCTTACGGGCGATAGCGCCGTGACGCAGACCTTGCCCAAGGCGGTGGTCCTATGCGACTCGGCCAGCGCGCCAAGTGACCTCCCCGAAGGCCTCGGCAACTACTCCTGCTCGGTCCGCATTACCCTCTTCTCGAACGCCGACGACACGACCCTCGCCGATCACCGCGTGCGCTGCGCTGCCCTGGCTGGCAACATGCGAGACCTTGCCGCGATTCAGGCCGCCTTTGTGGCCAGTGGCGACGCGACCTGTTACGACGTCTCGGTCAGGTCCGAAGACGAGGGCATTGACGAACGCTCCTGGGCGACATCCTTTGCCTTTGATGTCCTCACCGTCCTGCCCCCTGTCTAAGGGTTGCCAATTATCGCAGGTTTAAGATGAGCGAAGTCAATACCGGCGTAGTCTGCCTTTACGGAATCGGGAGCGGCCAACAGGCCAACCTCGTGATTCAAAGCTACTCTGTGGCGTCAAATTTCAACAACACCGGCATGGTGGTTGATGAGAGCGGCCGAACGATTACGGCTCGCTATGACGACCGCCGCTCCGAGATCACCATCGAGGGCGTGGCCAAGGCCACCAGCATTCCTCAACTCGGCGCCTCTTTGTCTTTCACGGCTAAGACCGCATCGGCTTATCCCGGCGGCGGTGCTTCGGTTTCTTTCTTGGGAGTCATCACAAAAGTAGATGACCGCGGAAATTCAAAAGGGTTCGTCAGCGTGTCAATCACTGCCGAGTCGTTTGAAGACATCGCGTATTGATTGACTCCCCCGTTGGGGTGTTAGTCTAAAGGGGTGGACCGCCGCTTCCTGAATAGTCATATCGACCCGGCTCCGTTCGTTTTGCTAGGCAGAACGCTCTACCCCTGGTGTCTGAAATACCGGGTGCGCCTGATGGCCTTCGACTCGCCCCTGGTCACCGGCTCTCGCGGCGTTACCCCTGCCGACCTTATCTTCGCTTGCCAAGTGTGCGCCGAGGAAAGGCTAGGGGAAGTCAGTTGGGTGGACAAGCTGCGGATCATGCGGATGAACGCCAACCCGGCCAAGTTCGAGCTGATGCTTCAGGCCTTTGCCGGCTATATTCTCGTGCACAACTGGCCGAAATTCTGGGAACAAAACAGCAAGAAGAGCGGCGGCAAGAGCAACATGCCCTGGGTAATGAGCGTTGTCGCAAACCTAATTGCCAACAACATTGAGGAAAAGCGGGCGTGGGAAATGCCGGAGTGTCAGGCCATTTGGCTGAACGCGGCCTTTGCTATGCGTAAGGGCGTCGACGTGGCGATCATGTCGCCCGAGGAAGAGGCCTACATCGAGGAAGAGCTGCGGAAAGACGCCGAAGCGGCCAAGGCCTCCGTTGCCAATCCAGCAGGTTAAAGGAATCCGACCATGGCTCAAGACCTCACCGTAAACATTAAGACGACCTCAGACGTTCCCCAGGCTATGGACAAGGCCGGCGCCGCGGCAAAAGGTTTTGATAAGCAACTGGGCGACATCGGCACCAAGTTTAGCAATTCTTTCAAGGACATCTTCCTAGGCTTCACTGCGCCCATGGTCATTCTTCAGTCCCTCATCGGTTCAATTTCTGAAGCAATTGCTAAAGCAAAACAGGACGCAAAAGACGGCTTTGATTTGATTGCAAAAGGTGACACTGTTTATGCGACTTCACAAGAGAAGCGTTTCGCCGCTTATTTGAAAGCACGGAAAGCCGACGAAGATGAACAGGAAAAAGTGGCCAAAGGAAAAATCGAAATCGCAAAGCAATTTGCTGACACTCCAGAAGGTGGAAAAATTGCAGTCGATTTGGCAAAGCAACAAAATGTTCCTGCCGAGGGCATGAGCGGCTTTATGGGTGGTCTTGCAGGAAACGCTACATTCCAAAAACTTGCGTTGGATTGGTTTCTAAACAGTCCAGAAGCAAATAAATACGATAAGCCAGAAGAGAGCCAGCAAAAGGCCGGCACGTTCAAGGGGCCCGAGGGCTTCGGCAACGTGATCGGCGTCGGCGCAAACCCAGTCATGGAGAAGATGACGCGCCAGAACGAGATCATGGAAGAAATCAAAGTCATCCTTCAGGAGCAGTTCATCCAGAACCGCAACGGGCAAGTCCCGGCACCTTTTACCGAACGCGTTCCCCTGACCATGCAAAAGGCAGGCCTCACCTAATTTCTTATGGCCCTTATCTCCACAGGCAACGTCCTCAGCTCCTCAGTCCTTCAGCCCGGTTTTAGTTTCCAGTCCGACGGCTTTGGGCTAGTCACTGGAACGGCCACTTACAAGGTCGACAAGACCGCCGGCATTCCGATCAGCATTCGCGGTACGGCGTTCCCTTCTGCTCCGTACACTTACACGAAGGCGCACAAGTCTTCGCACACGACTGACGCGCTGGAATATATGACCATCAAGGTGGACTATGTCGGCATTGATCCAACCATCGGCGGCGGCGTAATGACTCAGGCCAATACATCGGTCGCAAACGGATTGACCGCTGAGAACATCACGACCCACCCTAACTTTTTTACCGCGGCTACTGGGTACGGAGGTCAGGCTCTCGCCGGCCTCCCCGCAGACTTCGGCGGCGCTTACGACGACTCCACTAAAGGCCCACCCGTGACAGTGCTAAATGTCGTTACAGGCAAGCCCGTTGTCGTTCCTTCTTGTGTAGGCTACAACGGCGCATGCTTTGAGACGGGTGCCGGCGGCCGCTTTATCGGCTTTGTCGACCCTGCCTTTCCCGACCTTTACGGGAAGACGCAGTACCTCGCCCGTACGACGACCTACTCGGGCACGATCTACACGACCTCTCAAGCCTATGTCCAAGCGCTCTACGCCCTGCTCGGCACGGCTACGTCTTCGGCTTCGTGGGGCATCTTCCAGCTGATCCCCGCGTGGGGCCCGACTGGCGTTGGCACCTTCGGGAACCAGAACCTTCTTTCGCAAGTTAACGTCGAGGAATTCGGCTCGCTCTATAAGGTCATGTACGAAATCCGCTACTCTCCAGAAGGCTGGCCGTTCGACGTTTATATCAACATCTAAGCGATGAGCTCAATCCAACCTGGGTCAGGCTACACCTTCACGGCCTCTAGCCAGGGCTACAACTTTTCGATTCAGAAGTCTTGGTCGGATTGGTGTGCGTACCCGGCGCCTGAAATCGCCAAGCACCCGTTCCAAGTTACCGACCTAGGGCCAAAGGTCGTCGGCGGAAATCTAAAGTATTGGTTCACGGTTCAACCTGGTCTGGTGAACAACCTAGACCCGATGATTGCGAGCTCGGCGTACTTCATGACGCACATGCCGGTAAGCGATTACGAGTTCGTCTATTACGAGTGGCTGTTTAACGTGACCACAAATTATTCTTATGTCGTAATGAAGCTGGGCTATGACTCAACCATCCCGATCTACCCTGACAACAACCCGGCTCACGTCAGCGCAAGCCCGTCTTATCCCGTTGTCGGCTCTCTGAGTACGATGCCCGTCACTGGCGACATTGACTCATACATCGTCCTCGCTACGGCGTACAAAGACCCGACGACTAATGAAATCACTGTCTGGCAGGCCGTGACAAAGTCGCTCTGGACGGATCGCATCAAGGTCGCCGCCGCCGTCACGGCCCGCTATTACTACGCCAGCGTTTAATCGCCATGCCTACGCCCCCAGTATATACCAACGCCTTTCGCGTGGTTGGTAGCGGCGCAGAAACTCCGCTTATCTCTGGAGGTCAGCCCTCTTGGGGCTACTTCCGTTCGCCGGTTACCTTCACAGGTCAATACCGATATAACAACCCGCCAGGAACGTCCTCGGACTACGCCCTAGCAGGAGTGCTTCTAGCAACCTCAACCAATGGGGAAAACATGTTCAGGTGTTGGCAGCCATTTAATCTTCAAGCCCAGTTTAACCTGTCAGGCGATGGAGGGTTTACCTTTGGACCTCGATCCTTTGGTGATCCAGACAACTTTGACTACGCGGCGGTAGACCAAGACGATTTTAATTTCGGAGTGGTTGGCGGCAGTGTGACCGCATACGATACGCTCTCGAGCTCGTATGTGACTTTTACGATAGTGGCTGAAAGTGGAAATTACAATGGCGTCGCCCAATACCCAGGGGCCGACAGTTTGACCACCGCCATTGTCCTCCCCTGACACCCCCCCACCCCCCCTTGCCAATCTTCGCAGGATTAAGACCCGATGAGCTGCACCACCGTCACCTTCAAGCGCGGCACGTCCTTCGCGGCGTCCTGCGTTTATACCCCTTCAGCTGGGGCGCCGGCCAACCTACTCGGCACGACTGTCACCTCGACCATCGTCGACTCGGCCCACGGCTCTTATGATCTGGTCGTGACGATTGCCAACGACGGCCTCTCCTTTACGGCCGTCTACGCCGACGACACTTCAGCCTGGTCGACCGGCACGGCCAGCTGGGACATCCGCTTTTCGCTTGGCGGTAGTGTCTTCTACACCGTCACCATGCGCCTTAACGTCATCGGTCAGGTGACCCTTTCCTAAGATGTCTACTCTCGCAGTTACTCTCACGGGCATCGCGCCGGCGACCCTTACCATCGACCTAGGAACCCCAGGCCCAGCCGGACCCACGGGGGCCACAGGGGCCACTGGTGCTACGGGTGCAACGGGCGCAGGCGTGGCTGTCGGCGGTACTACCGGGCAGGTGCTCCAGAAACTCAGCGCTACAAACTACGATACTGGCTGGGCTACCCCTGCCGCTGACTACATCACGGCGGTCACGGCCCCTCTTGCGGTTACTAGCGGAAACCTTTCGGTCAACCTGTCGACCTACCTTCCCCTGGCTGGCGGCACGATGGATGCTAACGCGACTGTCGAACTTTCTGACACGGTGACCGGCACAGTCAGCGAAGTCGGCGGCTACGGCTTTGCGGTTTCCTCGGCCAGCAACATCAACCTCAAGACGAACGTGCTGTTCGACCGCGTCCTTGTGGCCGGTGCTGTTAGCGCGACGACCATCAAGCCCACGGGTGTCGAGTTCCCTGATCTAACCCTCCAGACTTCTGCGGGCATCAGCGCGGCCACGGCGGCGGCAACCTACCAGACTCTGGCGGGAATGTCGTCTTACCTCACGACCTCGACAGCTGCCAGCACCTACCAGACCTTGGCGGGAATGAGCTCGTACCTTACGACTTCGGCTGCGGCCTCTACCTACTATCTCCAGACCAACCCCTCTAATTTCATTACGGCCTCGGCACTCACGGGCTATGCAACCGAAGGATGGGTCGGCA